GAGATGCAAGTAATCCAACAACCACTTTAAATAATGCTGCAAATCCTTTCAACAAAACTGCCCTAACAGGTAAAGTTGGAAGCTTGTACGGATTAGATGTCGTGGTAAACGCTTGGGTTCCATCAGACAGAATAGGTATGTTCGACTTGTCCGTTAAGCCAATGGTTTATGTGGAGAGACGACCATTGACCGTAGAAGAGGCAAATCCCGGTTTCGGAATTGTCGGTTCTTACATGTCAATGAGATACGGACTAAAGGTCGTAAGACCAGCAGTCGGTGCAATCTGTATTAACGCTTAGATTGAACTAATTGTTTTTACAAGGGTTCGGAGGATACCCTAAATCCTCCACTTTTATTTATAACCCGCAAGAGAGAATGTCATGGCAAAAAATGTGAAACAACTTCTAACAAGTACTAATACTTATGGGACTACAAAAGCCTTTATAGATGGAGGCGTAGGTGGCACTCTCTCAACTAAAGGAGACCTTCTCACTGTTAATCAATATGGTAGAAATATTAGAGTAGCATCAGGCTCTAATGGGCAAGCTCTAATTATAGATAATACTGCCGATGGGGGGCTAGGTTGGGCAGCTTTTGCGGGCTCTAATTATTATACTGACGAAGCTACATGGGGCACAACAGATGCAAAAATTACAGGTAGTTTGACTGATGGAACTTCATCAGCAGGAACTTGGAAGAGTGATGCATTAACTACATTTGGTCCCGAAGTTACATTTACGACTGGCTCAGTAATGGGTGGTAACACCGCAGCAGCTGGTTATATTACATTTGTAGAAGATACAAGTAATGGAAGTAACACTATGAAGCTTTCTGCCGCAGCTGCGATTGGTACTAATTTTGAATTAATTATGCCTGATGATGAAGGAACTTCAGGATATGCTTTAGTAACTGATGGTAACAATCCTGCTCAATTATCATGGGCAGCTAATAGTGATGCTAATTATTATACAAGTGCTGGTGCATTAGGAACTAACATGTTATTAACAGGAACCATCGCAGGTGGTGGTTCTAATTGGACAGCTTCTTTTGCTAAACTTTATACTCACACAGTTTCTGGAAATATGTATATTGAAACAGGGGCTCGAACTCAATATACTATTGACCCTAATCTTGGCGCTACCAGAATGAAAATACAAGATTCAGGTATGTCATCTGGTGGGTCTTCTTATAAATATTTCCCTAACATTGAATTAAAACAAGATGCTACAGATGGAGCTGGTGGTGAGAATGCTGGATATCCAACTATATATTTTACTAAGTATGGTCCTACATCTATAGCTAATCCAGCAGGAGACCCTGTAGGATGGAGAATGGCTGCTTCAGGAGCAGCAGGAGTAGCTTCTGCTCCTCAATCCATAGTATGGGAATTTGCTAGTGACGCAACAACATATCAAGAAAAATTAAAATTAGCACAGGATGGTTCATTAACTATTGCAGGTGCATTTACATTACCTACAGCTGCGCCCGCTTCTAATGGTTATATTATTACAGGAGCTACTGATGGAAGTACAGCTTGGGTAGCAAATACAGGTGGAGCACAGGGTTCCACTGGTGCTCAGGGTTCAACAGGTGCACAAGGTGCAACAGGTGGTCAAGGTGTTCAAGGAGGACAGGGAGTTCAAGGAACAACAGGTGGTCAAGGTGTTCAAGGAACAACTGGTGATACTGGAGTACAAGGTTCAACAGGTTCTCAAGGAGCGCTTGGGCCTCAAGGTTCAACTGGTGAAACTGGTGCTCAAGGTTCAACTGGTGCAACAGGTGCACAAGGAGGAACTGGTGCTACTGGTGCTCAAGGTGGTCAAGGAGTTCAAGGAGGACAGGGAGTTCAAGGTGGACAGGGTGTTCAAGGAGGACAAGGAGTTCAAGGAGGACAAGGAACACAAGGTGGACAAGGTGTTCAGGGAGGACAAGGTGTCCAAGGTGGTCAGGGAACTACAGGTGCTCAAGGAACAACTGGAGCTACAGGAGCGCAAGGTTCTACAGGTGCAACAGGTGCACAAGGAGCTATTGGTGCTCAAGGAACAACAGGTGGTCAAGGAACTACAGGAGCACAAGGAGCTATTGGTGCTCAAGGTCCACAAGGAGGACAGGGAGTTCAAGGAGGTCAAGGGGTTCAAGGGGTTCAAGGAGGACAAGGAACAGATGGTATAAGAGGTGGAACAGAATATATCTTTAGTACAGCTACATCTGATTCAGACCCCGGTGCAGGAAAACTTGCACTTAATCATGCTACATTTTCAAGTGTCGATGAATTATATATAGATGATGCAGACGCAGATGGTAACGACCAACAAGCATGGTATCGAACATGGGATGATAGTACATCAACTGTTGAAGGTACAATTATATTACAATCAGCAAATGGAGATGACACTTCATATGCTTCTTTACAAGTAACAGCTGTTTCAGAAGAGACAGGTTATTTCAAATTAACTGTCGCACCAGTTGTGGGTTCAGCTAATCCACCTTTTGCGAACAGTGAAAATATTATATTAGCATTCCATCGTACAGGAGATAAAGGTGTCCAAGGTGGACAGGGTGTTCAAGGTAACGATGGAGATACAGGTAGTGCAACACAAGGAACTACAGGTGCGCAGGGAGGAACTGGTGCTCAAGGAGGTACTGGAACTACAGGTGCACAAGGTGGACAAGGAGTTCAAGGAGGACAAGGTGTTCAAGGAGGACAAGGTGTTCAAGGTGGACAAGGTGTTCAGGGAGGACAAGGAACACAAGGTGGTCAAGGAACACAAGGAGGACAAGGAGTTCAAGGTGGTCAAGGAACAACTGGTGAAACTGGAGTACAAGGTGCAACAGGTGCAACAGGTTCTCAAGGTGCAACAGGTGCACAGGGAGCAACTGGTGCTACGGGAGCGCAAGGTTCAAATGGAGCAACTGGTGCTCAAGGTGCTACAGGAGCACAAGGTGCTACAGGAGCTACAGGAGCACAAGGTTCTACAGGTGCACAAGGTTCTACAGGTGCACAAGGTGCAACGGGTTCACAAGGTGGACAAGGAACACAAGGAGGACAAGGTAATACAGGTGCTACTGGTGGTGGAGGTGGATTAGGTTCACAAGGTCCACAAGGTCCTACAGGAGCAGATAGTGTTATTCCCGGTCCACAAGGTCCACAAGGTCCGAAAGGTTCTGATGGTGGTCAAGGAGTTGCTGGTGCACAGGGTGCTGGTGGTCCACCGGGCGACCCGGGACCAGATGGAGTTCAGGGTTCTACTGGAGCTCAAGGAGGAACTGGAACAACTGGTTCTCAAGGTGCAACAGGTGCTACAGGAGCTCAAGGTTCAACTGGAGCTACAGGCGCGCAAGGAACTACTGGTTCTCAAGGTGCAACAGGTGCAACAGGTGCGCAGGGAGGAACTGGTGCTACAGGAGCTCAAGGTTCCACTGGAGCTACAGGAGCTCAAGGTTCAACTGGTTCAACAGGTGCTCAAGGTGCTACAGGAGCAACAGGAGCGCAAGGTTCTACAGGTGCTACAGGGTATCGTGGAGGAACCCCATGGACATTCGATACTTCCACAAGTGATTCAGACCCCGGTTCAGGGGATATTAGGTTTAATCATGGCACTTTCAGTAGTGTTTCAAAAATATTTATAGATGATACCGATGAAGACGGTAATGACCAACAAGCATGGATGCGTACATGGGATGATTCTTCTAGTTCAGTCGAAGGTGTTATAATCATACAGTCTGCTGATGGTAGTGATACATCTTATGCATCAATGCAAGTAACAGGAGTTTCTGAAGCATCAGGATATTTCAAAATTGATGTTACTCCATTAGTTGGTTCAGGTAATCCACCATTTAGTAATGGTGAAAGAATTGTTTTAGAATTTAATAGAACAGGTGACAAAGGAGTTCAAGGGGGACAGGGAGTTCAAGGTCCAACTGGAGGAACAGGTGCTCAAGGTGCTACAGGTGCAACAGGAGGAACAGGAGGAACAGGAGCACAAGGTGCTACAGGAGGAACAGGTCCTCAAGGTTCTACAGGAGCTCAGGGACCAGAAGGTGGTACAGGTAGTGCAACTCAAGGTCCACAAGGTCCAGCAGGTACTAATGGTTCAACAGGTGCTCAAGGTGCTGCTGGTTCAACAGGTGCACAAGGTGCTACAGGTGCAACAGGTGCACAGGGTGCGGCTGGTGCTACTGGTTCTCAAGGAGCTGCTGGTGCTACTGGTTCTCAAGGTGCTGCTGGTGCAACAGGTGCACAGGGTGCTGCTGGTGCTACTGGTTCTCAAGGTGCTGCGGGTGCAACAGGTGCTCAAGGTGCTGCTGGTTCAACAGGTGCACAAGGAGCTGCTGGTGCTACTGGTTCTCAAGGAGCTGCTGGTGCTACTGGTTCTCAAGGAGCTGCTGGTTCAACAGGTGCGCAGGGTGCTGCTGGTTCTACTGGTGCACAAGGTGCAGCAGGTTCTACTGGTGCACAAGGTGCAAAAGGTGATACAGGTAATACAGGTTCTACAGGAGCACAAGGTGCTACAGGAACTACAGGTAACACAGGTCCTCAAGGTTCTACAGGAGCTCAGGGACCAGAAGGTGGTACAGGTAGTGCAACTCAAGGTGGTCAAGGAGTTCAAGGTCCAGCAGGTTCTAATGGTTCTGCTGGTGCTCAAGGTGCTACTGGAGCTACAGGTTCTACAGGAGCTCAGGGTGCTACAGGTTCCACAGGTTCTACAGGAGCTCAAGGTCCACGTGGTAATATAGGTTCAACAGGTCCTCAAGGAGGACAAGGTGTACAAGGTCCCGGTAACGACCCCGGCCCTGAAGGTCCACAAGGTGGTCAAGGTGTTCAAGGAAGACAAGGTAATGATGGTGCTACGGGAGCACAAGGTTCTACTGGTTCAACTGGTTCAACTGGTGCTCAAGGTGCTACAGGTTCTACAGGTTCTACAGGTGCTCAAGGTGCTACAGGTTCTACAGGTTCTACAGGTGCTCAAGGTGCTACAGGTTCTACAGGTTCTACAGGAGCACAAGGGGCTACAGGTTCTACAGGTTCTACAGGTCCACAAGGTGCACACGGTTCAGTAGGTTCAGCAGGTCCACAAGGTCCATCAGGTCCGCAAGGAGCTAGTGGTGGTGGTGGTGGTGGAAGTTCAATATCACACGGAGGTTCTGGTGGTGGTGCATACGAAGTGCCCGGTGTAGGACCAGTAATAGCAGCAGGTTCAGGTGCACCACTCGACCCATTCGATATGGGAGGTAATGGTTTCGCAGGAAATGGTTATGCCTACGCTACTATTTCATCAACAAATTACTTTTGGCCAGTATGGATACAATTATGAGGAAAGCTTTAAATATGAGAACGGGAGTAAATTATATATGAAGGTGCAGGAGCGCGACGAACTTCTAGTCCGAATGGATGAACGCGTAAAAACGGTATTCAATCGTATGGAGAAGTTTGAAACTCTCTTCACTAACCACTTACATCACCATGAACAATGGGAAAATGATATAAAAGCTCAAATGAGATGGTGGGTAGGTATCGTCATAACAGCCGCTACAGGTAGCGGAGCTATGATGATGGGAGTAATATAATGGCAGTAAGCATATCTTGGAACGCAACTTTCCGTAACAGAGTTCGCCTGTTGGCCGGTATCGAACAGGAAGAATTAGACAACGATACTATAGACATTCTAGCTAATATTGCAGCAGAATGGTTTAACGAAAATACAGGTACAACTTTTTCACTTAATTCTAATAATACTTATGATAATGCAGTAATGTATTATACTTGTTATCTGGCTTGTATGGCTCAGAATGGTATAGGGATAGAGCGTATACAAGTAGGAGATTTAGCTGTCTATTATGAGAGCGAAGCTTATGTTCATTTTAAAGAATTAGCTGAACAACAACTAATAATGAAACTTGGACTAAGCATTAAAAGAAGCACTTACAACGCTAACCCATGGACTGGTAATGTCAACTGGATGAAAAACGTTAAAGGTGTTGATTCAACTAAGAATATGTATCCCGTACCTAATGGAACTAGGAGGTATTAATGCCCGGCCTTATAGGTTCACAAGGTGTCCGTCCGGGCGCTTTGAATATGAACAGAGTCTTTCGTGCTTTAAGATATAGAACAGAACAGGCTCAATATGTCACTTATCATAGACCACCCATTTATGGTAAAGATAATTATGGAGTTTCAACAGGCGTAGTTAGTGGTAGTGAGATGTTAATGCCCAACTTACCAGCTATTATTAGACCTGCTGTTACTGCGGATTATCAAATTGAAAAAGCAGGTGGTAATATTATAGGAGCTGCTAGAGTTTATACTCCTAATTTAGAAACTATAAAGAATATGCCTAATTTCGACCAAGATAATAATACTGATTTTAATGAGATAGAAGGTTGGGATAGATTAATAGTTAACAATAGAACTATATATAGCGTTCCTACGTCTGGCACAACTGGATGGGCATCAGGCACAGCTGATATGGAGTTTACCTCTGATGGGCAAACTATTACAGCTACATTCGGTGATGATACGAATGGCACATTTCATTATAGTGCTAGTGCTCAGAATGTTCTAGAAGCAGATAGATTACGCTTCCAAATAAAGGGTAGTGGAGCAAGCAATATAGCGCTTATGAATTTTAGTTCTTATCAGAGCGGTACTACTGCTAATGATAAACTTACCTATACTACAGGAAGTACTTTAACTATACCTACAGGTAGCTGGTTAACAGTAGATGTTCCATTTGGGAGTGGAAGTATAGATGATGGTACTAGTATATATAAGGCTGGTACTAGAACAGCACTAACTATGGCTAGTGGTTCTGCTTGGAACGAAGAAAACCCTTTTGAAAGATTTGAACTCAGTGTAGATGGAACTAAGGGTAATACTGTTATGATTAGAGGTATAGAATATTATAAGTCTATATCATGGCATGTTCATTCTTTAAAAGACATGACTGACGGCTATATTATATTTAATTGTGTAAGAACTAAAGGTAGGAGAGATTCACTAAGGAGGGCATATGGCTGATTTTATTAATACTATAGAACGCGCTATTATAGACCAGCTTAGAACAGACTTTTCTGGTTTTACTGTATATGGACAATATCCAGAAGCTATAGATGTTTCTTATCCATGTATTATAGTAGAACAACTTGCTAATGGTTCAGATACTCAGTTTTATGGACAGAACGCTACATTTGGTGGTAGTGATAAAACAGGAGAGATATATGGCCTTGCGTTTAGATTTCACGTTATAGTAGATAAAACTTCTTCTAAGAGTATCACCCCCGATGGTGGTAGTTCTACAGAAGTATATAAACAAAGGAGGTTATTAAATTGGGCTATGCTCAATGTGGCAAATAGTCTCATGGATTTATCTTTTGATGCTACTAAGGTACAAATTATAGAAAGAAATTATAATGGTTTTTCTGATGTAGCTTATAATGCTGATTTAGAACTATGGGGAGCTACTGCTACGATGGGTGTTAGTTTCGAGAATTTTAGATAAGCATGGCTAAGTGGACATTACCTAATAAGTTTCAACGTGGTCAAGGACAGAATGTTTATAGACAGGTGATGATGGGATATGTACCCTTTATGGCACAAAGTAAAATTGAACAGTTTAATAAGGCATCAGATTATATTTTCTCTGAGAATCCCGGTACATCTGTATTTTCCGAAGGTGATGATAGTTATTTAGAATGGGGTCCTTCTATAGGTGGAACTGAAGCTTTTGATTTTTTAAAGAAAGATAGTTCTGTTAACGCAGGAGAAGGGCGAGAAGGTTATGTTACAGATGTATTATTACCTTATGTTCATTGGTTATATGGAGGTAATGTTGCTTCATGGTTAGTTAACTTGCGTAGTTTACATCCTCAGGCTGGTGCTAAACAACCGTTTGCTTTTAGGGCAAGCAGAACTTGGGATGCTATGAGTAAAACAATAGGTAAGATGACTGTAGCAGGAACTGGTTCAAAAGGAGGTGTTATTAAACCTAATAACTGGAGAGAATCTGCTGAAACTTTTGGTGGCTTAGATAAATTTGATAATTTACATGAGTTACTCGAAAAACTCTCTGTTAATGATAGAAATTTAACTCAACCAGAAAGTATGTTGGATTATCCTACCTCAGATGGCCCTAAAGATTTATGGAGAGAATTACCATTTAAAGCCCCTCTAAGTAAATTAGTAGGAGGTACAGGTAAAACATTTGGTAGTAATCCTGCATGGTTACCTAGTAGAGGATTCTTAGCGCAAGCATCTAAAGCCTTCCAAGAATCTATACTTGATGATATCTCTGAAATTTATGCAGATGCTGAATCAGACCCCACAATAAATAAAAATCCTGTAACTGAAGGAGTAAATTACGGTGGTGAATCTCCAGAAGAATTGGGTATAGGTATTTTATGTAATAAATTAACAGAGGACGGAGAAGCAGCTAGGATAGGTATAGATAATCCAGAATTAATGAGAAAATGGGGTGAACGAGATTTAAACAAAAACCAACAATTCTTAAAGGGTAGTAAGGTAGGTGCTTTACCTAAAGAATATGCTAGAACATTTTCAAAAGGTAATCGTCAGAATGTTGATATATCAACACAAGGAGCTGAAGGTGATTTGGTTTATACTTTAAGGTCATTAGATAATGCAGCTGGTAGAGATTTAAAGAAATTAGTACAATTAGAACAAAATTCATCAGTAGGTGTTGAAGTTACTGCTGCTAGTCTTTACAAAAAAGGAGGATATTCAGCCGCTTTTGCAGCGGAAGGATTCAAAACCACAGTTCCAGATGTTAAAACTGCTGTAAAAATTATTACAGATTTCAATCAACTACAAGCAGATATGATTAATAATGCATTTGAAGAATTAGGATTTGAAACTAGAGATATAGCACAAAGAATGAATATAGTAGCAGGTCAATTAGAAATGGAGGGCGTAAAGGAAGGAAAGGATGGATTTGGTGCTAATGTAGATATGGGAGCAACATTTCAGGCTAGACAAACTGCTGTACGTTTAATAGACGCTATGATGATGGGTGGAGAAGGAACTGGTTTTGAATTTGTAGCCCCCTTTTATGTAGCCAAACAAAATAAAGAATATTTAGTTTCATGGAATTGGGTTATTGACCAAGGAGGAGCTACATTTTCTGACCCAGTAACTCTAGCAATGCGTGATGGTAATAGATTCTTTATAGATTTAGTAGGTAGTGCAATGTTTGCTAATGATACTAAATGGCAAGATTATAGAGATAATCGATTAAGACAACAAATGATGGATGAATATTATAGAAATGCAGCCATTGATAAATTATTAGGAAAACAATTAGAAGGAGACATGTTATTAAGAGAACTTACGAGTATAGCTCCTCATGTAGAAGTAGGTGTAAAGGGTAATAGAGATATAATTGCTGCACTTAATGCTAAGATTATGGCCAATATTAAGGAAAATATGGGGGGTAGTGGAGATTTTATGGCAAATATGAAAAAGAAAATGTCTGCTGGAGAACAACATTGGAAGACTCGTTCTGAAGCAAATAAATGGGAAGGAAATAGAAAGTTTTTTGAAGACAATAGTCCTTGGGCTAACCAGACATCAAGTGGAAGACAAGAGGTTTTACAGTGGACACTTCCATTCATTAGGGCTGGTAGAGCTGGTGCAGGTGGAGCCGCAGGTCGAAAATATAAGGAAGTTGGTGCTTAAAAATAGTACGAAGGAGCATAAGCTTTATATACTAGACTTGAGTATATAAAAATAGTCGAGTGAAATGTTCGCAATGTTGTCTAGACAAATAAAGGAGAAAAGATAGTATGGTATATTTCCTAGGAAGAGACGTTGAAGTATTCGTCACCACGGAATCCTCACAGAGCGATGATAGTTCTGTAGGGATTACATCAAGAGAAGCCAAGGTTGTTGCTACAGGCAGCGCTGTATTCCCGTCAATGGAGAATGGGGCTTCTATTAGTGGAGGATTACTTTCAGACGTAACTGGCGTTGATGTCAGTATAGGTGTTTCAGATGAAGATGTTGGTCCATTCTTCGGTCAAACAAGCACCCACAAAGTTCAGTTAAGAGAAGAAAATACCGTTACAATAACCAAGAAGAAGACAAATGACAACTTCGATATTCTATTCAATGGACCAAGCGCTACGTCTACTTTCTATGGAAGTAATGCAGATGCTGCAAGAATGGGAGCAAGATTCGGAGTTATCTGGGATGGTACTTCAGCATGGAATATTAATGACGGTAGAAGCAACCCTAAATTTACAAAGGGACAAACAGCAAGCAACAGGCCTTACGGCTACAGAGTTCATGTAAGACTTAAGAATGCAGCAGCAGGACCAGTTTACGCCCTAAGAGGGTGTGAATGGACAGGTCATACGATGACATTAAATGCAGATGGTGCAGCCGAGGAAACCCTCGAATTCGCATCTACAATAATGCCAACGTTAACTACAGGTTCTAACACATTCGATAATGCAGACTTAGTGGCAGGAGATTGGTGATAATATGACTTACTTTTTAGGAAGAGATATGAATGCTTACATCACAACAGAATCTACATTAGGTTTACACTTTAGTGGAACAACTGCTTCCACAGTAGGAACTGGTGCAGCAGGATACACTACATTTGCAGAAGCACTTGCTTCTGGTATTGTAACCGCAGGTACTCACGACCTTTTCGGTAATTTAGTTGTAGATTTGACTGGTTGTGATTTGTCTATTGGAGCAGTCGACGAGGACGTTACCTATTTCGGTCTACGTTCTGTTCAGAAAGTCGAAGCAAAGAAAGAGACAACTGTAACACTCACTCGAAAGAAAATAGATTTGAGCTGGGATTTAGTATATAACAACGGATACCGCTGGGGTATAAGTGGTTCAGCCGACCCATGGGACGGTTTAGAAGAACCAACTGCAACTCACGGTTATAGATTATTTTTGGAATTGAAAAACGGTGTAGAAGTTTTCTCTATTCCAAATTGTTGTGTACAAGGTCACTCAGTTACACTAAATGTTGATGGTACAGCAGAAGAAACATTGGAGTTTATGACATATGTAACTCCATTACTCGCTGCTACAGCTACCACTACAGCAACTACTACAGGCCTATAGATAGGTAAGTAGTCTGAGGGGGAGGATTGACCTCCCCTTCTAAAAAACAAAGGAATTGATTTAAATGACAAAAGAAGAAAAACAAACGGCATGGAGCATAGAAGAATTGATTGCACTGACTGATGAAGTGCAGAACGCAAGTGTAGATTATAGAGGGAAAGACTTTGATTTTCATTTTTGCGAATTAGTGGAAGAAGAAGAGCCAAAGATGGGAGCAATCCCTGAAGATGCTGATGATGATGAGAAAATGGCCCACTATTCTAAAATTGGAAACCAACGTATTGTAGCTATGATTGAAAAAGCTAATAAGAAACAACCAGCAAACGCTAGTATAATGGCAGAAAACTGGGGGATGTTACCCACATCATTGAGATATAAGATTTCAAATCATATAATGGGTGTAGAGAGCTCTGAGTCTGAAAATTTTACCATCTGATGACGGAATCGCCTGATGCGGTATTGATATACATCCCACTTATGAAGCACCTTCATATGAGTTGGGAAGATATAAAGAAAACACCTCGTATTGAATTGAAAGGACTGCTTGCAGCCCTTAATGAACATGAGATGTTACATGCAATGGATGGATATACTGACAGTGATGTAGCGTCATTGTCTAAAAATAAGCCAGAGATAAGACAAACATGGCACAGATATTTAGAAAAACGTGCCAAGTATGACGAAATGATAGGAAAGAAGCGACAAGTAAGTTTTAGTGGATTAGGATAAGGAGCACTAATGGGTTTCGCTGGACAAGTATTTGCAGCAAGGGTAGCTATTGGTTTAGCTATGCCTTCAAAACAAGCCATGGGCCAAGCAAGTCAAATAATTGGCGCAGGAGCCGCAGCTCTATATAAAAAGATGAATGGCATGCAGGCT